GCTTCATCTTCGTTCCTTCGTCACTACGACGAAGCCCAGATCCTCCTTAAATCACAACCTCAAATCTGTGCCATTGGCGCTGACGGCGGACAGGGCAATCACGGTCACTGCAACGGCGCAGCAGGTTGGGGCGATAGCTGCTGCGGCCGGAGAAATCAACGCAATCGCCACTCCGACGCTCGGCTGGCAATCCGTGACCAACCCACTGGCTGCGACCATGGGCGCGCCAGTGGAGCGGGACGCTCAGTTGCGGCGGCGGCAGACGGTGTCAACAGCCCTGCCATCCCTGACGGTCCTCGATGGGATGATTGGAGCGGTCGCGTCGCTTCAGGGCGTCACCCGTTATGCGGCCTATGAGAACGACACGTCTCTCACGGACGCGAACGGCGTCCCGTCCCATTCGATCGCCATGGTGGTTGAGGGCGGCGACGCGCAGGCGATTGCCGATGCCATACTCGCGAAGAAAACACCGGGCGCCGGAACCTACGGAACGACAGAGCAATCCTCTGTCGACGTCTATGGTATCCGCCATGCTATCCGCTTCTTCCGGCCTACGCTTGTCCCCGTGACCTACGCACTGACCGTCCGAGCGCTGCCAGGGTTTACGACGGGCGTTCAGGACGCGATCCGGCAGGCATTGGCGGACTGGACCAACGCACTGTCCATTGGCGCGAGCGTGTTCCTGACCCGCGCCTACGTTCCAGCGAACCTGCCCTCCAGTCCGGCCGGTGCGACATTTGAAATCATGTCGATGACGATGGCGCGGGACGGCGACCCGCCAACCACGGCCGACGTGGCAATCGCTTTCAATGAGGTGGCGTCGGGCGACGTGTCGAATGTCATACTGACGGTGGTCTGAGATGGCGACGGTCGAAGATTACCTTGGCCTCATCACTAGCTTCCACCGCGTCCAGCCGAGGTTCACAGCCACGGTCGAGGCGCTGGTAACTCCATTGGCGGGCAGCCAGGCATTCCTGGGGCACATGCCGCAGGACTTCGACCTTGATGATGCGGTTGGGGTGCAACTGGACGTCGTCGGCGAATGGGTCGGCCGTTCGCGCTACGTCGAACTCGATCTCGAGAATGTCTGGTTCTCATTCGATCTTTCCGGCCTTGGGTTCGATCAGGGCGTCTGGCAGGGAAAATACGATCCGACCACCGGCCTGACGGCGCTTGACGACGACAACTACAGGCTGCTGCTCCGCGCAAAGATTGCCGCCAACTCGTGGGATGGGACGGTTCCGGGGGCGAAGCGCGCATTCGACATCATGTTCGAAGGGACTGGGACACTCGTCTTCGTCCAGGACAACCACGACATGACCATGACCATCGGAGTGTCGGGCGCGGTTCCAAACGCCGTGTTTCTCGCGATCCTGGCGGGAGGATATATCCCGCTAAAGCCGGAAGGTGTCCGGATCGCCTACTACGACATCACGTCAATCGATGGCGGTCCCATGTTCGGGTTCGACTCCAGCAGCGCATATCTGGCGGGCTTCGACCTTGGAGCATGGGGCGTCCCCGCTTGAACCGACCCCAGTTCGACAACGTTTTCCCAGCGCCCGAGAGGGCGCTTTTTTGTTGGAGGCCTTGAATGGCGATCAACGAGTTACTGCCGTTCGCGGTGGCCCCGAGCGCCAACGTGATGACACAGGCAGAATACGCCGCGCTTACCGCAAGGGCGGGTGGTTTTGTATCTGGCGTTGCGCAGTCCGAACAGCTGAACAAGGTATGGCGACAGGCCGCCTTTGTAGCCGCAATGATCGGTCAGTACACGGCCAACAACTCGGATGAGGATGTCCTCGATAACGGGGACGTCGACACGTTCGAGCAAAACTTTGCGCTGGCGGTTGCAGCGACTGCGGTTAGTAGCCTCCCGTTTGCGACCGCAGCTGAGGTGCTCGCCGCCACATTGGCGAACAAGGTCGTCAGCCCCAAAACCATCGCCCCTGCGGTCCAGTCGGGCAAATGGAATTACTCCGTTGCCGGCGGCACGGCCAACGCCCTGACAGTGACGCTTGACCCAGCACTGACCGCCAACGTGGCTGGCACGCCCCTCCGCATCATGCTGACGGCGCCCAATGATCCGGGCGCGACGCTCAACGCGGGTCCGGGTGCGCTCCCAATCAGGCGCATGGACGGCCAGCCTGTCGCGCGCGGTGATCTCCCGGCAGGGGTGCCGGTGACGCTGTTGTGCAGTGGCGGCGCATGGGTGCTGGTGGGCGTCGCCTACAGCGAGATCCCGCGACAGGTCACATCCAATCTGACGTTTTATGTGCGACCTGATGGTAGCGACGGCAACGACGGCTCTGCTGACACCTCTGCCAAGGCGTTTGCGACCCCCCAAGGTGCGGTCAATTATATTGCCAGGACCTTTGCGACCGGCTCCAACATCGCAACGATCAACGTAGCAGCGGGCACTTACCCGGGTGTCAACATTGTCTGGACGCCACTGCCGCTCAAGTTTATGGGCACGGGCGCCAACAGGACCGCCGTTTTCAATCAAACGGGGACGTCGCTGTCCGCGGCAATACTGGTCCGTCAGGGCTATGTCACCGTAGAAAATATCCAGATCAACAATGGATCCGCGTCGTTCTGCGTTTGGGCATTTGGATCAGGAGCCAATTTGACTCTTATCTCGTGCGGATATGGCAACTCCCTGAACGCCAGCATCGCATCGACGTTCGGGGGCGTGGTCATGCTGTACGGCGGCGCGCACGCCATCAACAACTCGACCGACAAGCCCCGGTGTTTTTTTGCGGAGACGGGTGGCACAATCGCCTGTGACACAGACGCTTTGGTGAACTTTGCCGTTACGGGCAACCCTGGCTTTAATGGCCAATTCATCTACGTCAGCGGCGGGTCTGTCGCGGCCATGGTAAACGCGCGGTTTGCGGGGTCAGCGCGAGGCTACCGTTACACCGTATCGCGCTCATCCAATCTTCACACATCCGGCGGCGGGGCCAACTTTTTCCCCGGCGATGCGCCAGGCACGGCTGACTCGGCGACCTTCGGCTCCTACTCGTGAGGCAGGGCATGTACGACCCCAAAAACTGGTACTGGCTGGCAGATGACGGCCGTATTTTTGCGTCATCGCGACAGCAGATTGTCGCGGCGGATGACCCTGCCTATCTGGCGTGGCGGGCGGGCAACATGCCGTCGCTCTGGCCGCGCGATGATGCCGGCCAGCAGACCACCACCTCATTGCAAGAGGTGCTGGCTCCCTACGGTATCTTTGTCGATCTCGCAGCCTATGCCGCGGACAAGCGCTGGCGGATCGAGACTGGCGGCATACTGGTCGGCGGCGTGCCCGTGGCGACGGACCGCGAGAGCCAGGGCCTGATCATCGGCGCCCATGCCTATGTGCTGGCCAATCCGGATGTGACGATCAACTTCAAGGCTGCCAACGGCTTTGTCGATCTGGATGCGGCGACCGTCACGGCCGTGGCAACGGCTGTCGCCGCCCATGTGCAGGCCTGCTTTGCGGCTGAGGCGGAGGTGGCGGCTGCCATCGCTGACGGCAGGATAACCACAATCCAGCAGGTGGACGACTGGCCGTGGCCGGGTTGAGCTGGTTCTGCAAAATCGGCTGATTTTATTCAGGTTTCATTCAGCGCCCGCCTCTGGCGGGATTTTTTATGGGTGATCCATGAAAACAGAGGACCTACAGCGCGCCCTCCTGGCGCGCGGCTTTGACGTGGGCAAATTCGGCGCGGACGGCGACTTTGGCGCCGACACCCTCAAGGCGGTCAAGGCTTTCCAGCGCGCCAATGGCCTGACGGATGGCGTCTGGCCTGGGGCGGAGACGATGGCGGCGCTGTTTGACGTAAAGGTATCGACGCCAGTGTCGACACCTCACGCCATCGTGCCTGTGGACTGGATGCCTGCTGCCGCCATTGACCGCATCATCGTCCACTGGACGGCGGGAACCAACACCGCCTCAGCAACGGACCGCGATCATTACCATCTCCTGATCGAGGGTGACGGCAAGCTGGTGCGCGGCATCCCGTCCATCGACAAAAACGGGCGCAGTGGGGTCAAGGCCGGTTACGCCGCCCACACGCTGAACTGCAACAGCGGCTCGATTGGCATATCGCTCTGCGGCATGGCCGGCGCGGTCGAAGCCCCCTTTAGCGCGGGGAAGCATCCGATCACGCCCGCCCAATGGGAGGCGCTTCCGGGCGTGATTGCCGCCATGTGCCGGCGCTATGGCATTCCCGTCGATCGCAAGACGGTCCTCACCCACGCTGAGGTCCAGGGCACGCTCGGCATTACCCAACGCGGCAAGTGGGACATTGCCCGCCTGCCTTTTGACCTGAGCAAGGTCGGCGCAACCGCTGTCGGTAACGACATGCGCACCCGGGCCAGCGCAGCCCTCTGAAACTCCCGGAGACAACATGCAGATCATCAAACTGATGGCAGCCGCCATCGGCATGCTAGCGCTCGCCGCCTGTCAGTCGGCCAACAATCCCGCCGCCTGGGGCCAGATCGCCGCCGGCGTCGCCACCGTCGTGGGCGATACCAGGATTGACCCCAAGATTGAGCAGGTGAGCAGCAAGCTCGCCAGCTATTGTGTCGAGGTGCAAACGGCGGCGCTGGCCGTCGATCTGTTTGCGCCGGTCAAGGTGCAGCAGGCGGCCATGGATGCCCGGGCCGTGGTCCGCACGTTTTGCGCGTCGCCGCCCACGTCTGTCGCGACTGCGATCACCAGCCTTGCGGCAGCCTATGCGGCGATTGAGGCGGCGCGAAAGGGAGGCGGCGCATGAATACCAATCTCACCCTGCCAATCCGGCAGGCGCTGATCGGGCTGGGGCCGCTGCTGGCTTACATGGGCGTCACTGACGAGGCGAGCTGGCTCGCATTGTCCAACCATCTCGCCGTCGTCCTCGGGGTCGCCTGGATGGTCGGCGGAGTGATCTGGCAATGGTGGGTCAGCCGACCTGCCGCCAAGGTCGCCCAGGTGGCGGCGCTCCCCGGCGTCATCGGCGTGGTGACCGTTGATCCCAAGCTCGCGGCGGCGGCGGACAAGGGCAGCCAGGCCGGCAAGGCAACATAAGGAGACGTCATGGCTGATGCGCCGCCGCCTGATCTGCTGGCCTATTGGCTGGGAGTACGTGCGATCGATGTTGCGGCCGGCCTCGGCGGCGGTCTGGTCCGTGGGCTGGTCAATCCCACCTACACATGGCCCATGCGGCTGACGTCCGCCGTCGTGGGCGCCATCACCGCCGGCTACCTCACCCCGCCGGCCGCCCGGGTCGCAGCCCAATGGTATGCGGCCTGGGGCGGCTCACCGGGCGAGGTCACCGGCGCCGTGGGCTTTTTCCTCGGGCTTTGTGGGATGACAGTCGCCGAGATGCTGCTGCGCTGGGCGCGACACTGGCGGGACAAAGCCCCGCCGCCCACTTTACCCAAAGCGTGACCGTGAAATAAGTCGCTAAGAACAAAACGGAATTGTAGTAAATTGCACGTTTACTTTACTTGCACATGCTGAAGGTAAAGATAACGTTGCAGGCCTCGCATCAAGAACCGATGAGGTGACTGGAGGCCGATATGCGTTTGTGGTGGAACAGTTTTGTCTGCCGTGATCGCGCAGGGAGACTTGTGCGTATTATCTGGGCGGAAAGATACCCTGATATGTTCGAGATCCATGTTGGTCCGGATGGTTCAGCAGTGCTTTACCTAAACGGACGGGAGATCGGTTCAGGGGTCGATATTCTGCAGTTGACAGACCAGGCCGCTGGAATGGTGGCTGGCCCGGAGGACCAGGCAGCCTAGCCTGATACGGAGAACGCGGCCCCGCCCTGGCGGGGCTTTCCCCCCCAGAGGCTCAACCAGGTGGTACAGGAGCCTGCAATGAGCAATGTAGGCCAGGAGCGTTTCACCCCAGCGTCTCGCGCCCAGCGAATGCGAGCGAAAAACACCTACGAAATTGCCCTGTTCTTCGGCCTCTCAGGCTCCATGGCGCGAAGGGCGGAGCAGGCTGCGCGCAGCAGCCGCGGAAACAGGTCCCCTGGCCCCCAACCCCGGCGGAAACCGGGGCCCGGAGGCGAGGTCAGTCGCTCTGGCTGAATTTCCCTTGTTCGTCTGGCCAGGTCCAGATCGACTGATCCGCCAGCAATGCCGCCACAACTGCCTCAGCCCGCTCCCGCGTCGTCGGCCCCCTTGGGAGCGCCATGTAGTCGCACTCCATCTGCACAAGATAGTCTGCAACCTGGTCGCCCGGCACGCCCTGCCGCAATTGAGAGGCGGCCGAGATCAGATAGGCATCATACTCATCAGCAAAACCGAGGTTCGCTTCGTCATCCCAGTTTCCCGGAGACAGGCCTTCCGCCCGAAGCAGGCCGATTGGGTCCCAAAGCCTCCAGCCAATGTCGCGTAGCTTCGACAATCTGATTCTCGGCTGGGGCGATAGCTGCGTCATTTGTCGTTTGTCACTCGTCAATCCTGGGCCTTGCCAGCTTAACCCTTTCTTCGGGTTCCTCCGGATTTTTCGTTGGCAATGCTGCGCTTGAGCGCATCGAAGATGCTGACGACATTGGACGGCATATCCTCGCGGGGAGGCTCATCCCTTGGCTTGCGCTTTGGTTTGCGGGCGTTTTTGCGGTCATTGATCAGGTCGAGCAACCGCTCCTGCACCGGGTCATGCACCATCTTTGGTGACCAGTCCGTGGTGCGCTCATTGATCAGTCTCGTCACCAGCTCCATGAGTTCTGGGTTTGGACGGTCATCGTCGCCTCTGAAATAGTTGTTTGCGTCCCGGACCTCATCCCCATAGCGCAGGGTCCACAGCACGATGCCCTGGTCGCGCGGCTCCAGCATGACGGCGCGCTCGCGACGCGCAATCACCAACCGCGATATGGCGACCATTCCAGTGGATCGCATCGCCTCCCGGATCACGGAATAGGCTTCCTCGCCAACCTCGCCATCGGGCATCAGGTAGTAAGGCGTGTCGTACCAGATCCAGCCGATGCTGTCGGCTGGCGTGAACATGTCGATGTCGATGGTCCTGACGCTCTCCAGCGCAACGGCCTCCAATTCCTCATCCTCGATCAGGACATATTCACCCTCGCCGCGCGGGTAGCCCTTGACCTCATCGTCTTCGTCGACCGGTTTGCCAGTGACGGCATCGACATACTCGCTGACGACCCGATTGCCGGTGCGCGCGTTGAGGGTGTGAAACCGGACCTTTTCGCTATCGCTGGTCGCCGGCATCATCTGCACCGGGCAGGTCACCAGGGACATCTTCAGATATCCCTTCCAGTAGGTTCGCGGGGCCATTTTGCCCTCCGTGGCTCGGATGCGAATCAGAACCAACGTGCGGGTGATTCGTTCCAGCGGACGCAAGGCACGATGTTGTCGCATTGACTCTTCGCGCCCTATGTTCGCATTTTGTTCCTCATGGCGAGCAGCATATCCATCAGCACAATTGGCGACTGCATAGACTATGACGTCACGCTGACGGCGTACTGCAACAATCGCGGCTGCCTCTACAACGCCCCGCTGGATTTGCATGCGCTGGCCCGCCGCATCGGTCGCGATCACCCCTTTATCGGCAGGGCGTTGACGCGCCGCCTGCGCTGCTCGCAATGCGGATGCAACATCGTGTTGTTGCGGCTGGGCCAAACGCGCGAATCGTACATCCGCAACGTCCACCGTCCGCCGCCAGAGTTGCCGGCACACGTCGATCCGGACATGCTCAATCC